TGAGCCGAGCCATGACCAGCTAGAAAATCCACTTGGTCCAGTATCAGGGTCGCTTACTGAGCAAACCACATCGAACGTAAAACCGCTAGTAGGCGGTATGGCGTAAAGATAATATGTTGTGTTGGCTGCCTTAGCGCCAGTATCCAATCCATTTCGGCCGGCAGTATCTAAATCAAGAGTACGATCAGCCACATTCGCATAAACTTTACCGTCGATTAATACTGCGGCAATCTTTGTGGCTGATGCAGGCACAACTACTTGGCTTGTGTCTGCTGCAACGGAAGTGAAGCCTGGTCGGCCATGAGCGGCCTTCCATTCAAGAAATGAATAACCCGTGCGAGGCACAAAGAAATCGCCTGATAATAATTCACGCCGGAGCCAAGGCATTAATAGGGTTCCATCGCTAGTACGGTGGAATAGAATGATATTTCCGTTATCACCTACAGCATCAGGCAAAGCGCCGGCGGCAGCCGTGGTAACCGTTGTGATTGATTGGTTGGATGCAGGCTCGCGGTTCTTAACTATATAACCGAATCGATTTGAGCTAGCTAGGTTTGTCGGGGATGCGGCAGTAGTTATTGTAACTGTCTTATCGGTTATATGATCGTGTATAACTATATCTTCAGTAAATGTGACGTTGCCAGTGCTGCTATCCCATGAGATTTTACCGCCCCCTCGAAACGATAAGTTTCTATCTTCGCGTGCGGCATACAAAACCCGTGCTGCCTCGGTGAATGAGTCATCGTTTAAGATCGTATCCCAAACGTTGTTATCGCCGCCGGGAGTCGGCACTGTAAGATTTATTAAACCTGTACCTGGTAAACTTGGCATTATTCACCTACCGGCAAGCTCTTGCCGCCCGCCTCTTCGTCTAAGGTTAAACTGATATCAAAGTTGTCATTAGCATTTTGCTCAACCACTAATTCACCGCTCATACGGACAAAGAACCCTTCCTTGGGTGTCGTGAAAGGATTAAGAACGTAAACAAACGGTAGTCCAGAGCCCTTTACAAATCGCTCTAGCTTGCGCAATTCGTCCCTTGTAGTAGCTGTCGCTTTTTCCCATTTGATTCTAAACACCCTGCGCTCGGCGCGAGTGTAAACATATTTCTGCATATATTCGGTGACATTTTCAATATTGTTGCGTTCAAAGGTTTGAGTATGTTGGATTTCATGCTGTTGGGTTGTCGCAAGGGCAACGCGCCTGCCTAGCCACCATTCGCCAACTTCATAGAATCCGTCTGGATTGGTTGTATCCGAGATTAAGATGCGCCAAAATTGAAATGTCTGAGCGCTCGATAGCTCATGGTAAAGATTACGTTGCTTAGGATCGAGACCTAACCCGCTTATAGTGAGCGCCTCTGAAAATGATGGGGCTCCCCATGAATCTGTTGCATTGGCTTGAATGGTAACCGTCGCACTGGAAGTAAGATTAACATTGCCTAAAAAAACGGTATCAATTTGAACGGCCGCAAGGAAATCATTGACTACGTTATGCGAACTAGAGGCATTGAGTGTCCGCCAAGTCTGAGAATAATTATCGGTCTGAAGGTTAGCGGATGGATAATTAGTCTGTTGACTGTCTGCCACAAGTGACTTAGCAAACGTTTTGATTTGGTTGTTATATAGAAATCTAGTCGACATTATACCAACCTCTTGAGAGTATCGCGGATACCTCCACGATTGGTTTTAAGCGCCTCTTGCAACATAGACACAATATCCGAGCCACTGCCCATTGATTTACCATTGATCATGATATTTACATTACCAGCCGACATGCCCTTCGGGATAACAGTTTCACCCTCATGCACGAACGCTAAACCGGTCTTGTTGACTTGGCCGCCATCTTGGAATTTCTTAGTACCTTCCAGAACCTTGCGTATGTTTTTCAATTCATCCAATTGGCTCAAGAAAATTTTATTTTCGCGTTCCATTAGATTCAGTATCCGATCTTCTTTGGCTTGTGTCTCGGCATTAGCTGTTTCCAATTGTGCTAGGATTGAAGCCTGTTTGTTTTTTAACTCTTCGTTAGTAATAATGCCTGATGCAGCGGCCTGTTGGGCTTGCTGAAACTCATTAAGCAATGCATTTTGTAGATCCAATGCGGCTTGAGCCTTATCGGCCCCGGTCGCCTCTTGAAATGCCTTAAGTGCGGCTGCACTGCTTTCATTTGGAGCGAGTAATGCACCGGATATAGTTTTCTTGACCACTTCAAAGCCTTGGTTGACGTTTTGCCATAGGCTTAACTCTTCGCTGAGTTGCTGCATTCTCAAGTTATGTTGCTGAGTAACGAGTTGCGTTTGCTCTTCGATTGCTTTTTCTAACTCATCGAAAAGGGCATTTAATTCACGCTTACTTCCCTTATGTAATCTTATGGTATCTTCTGCGAAACGCCTCACGCCGCCTTCTACGCTAACAAGCTGGCGGGCGGGGTCCGTTCTACGATCCAATAGACTATCAATTTCTCTAGTTATATTTTTAATCCCGCTACGCCCCTCTTTAACGCGTTGATTATAAGTCATGACGTTTTCAGAGGTTGAACGGGCACTCATGGCAGCATCTTCAAGGCTTCTCTCAAGAGTTTTCATTCTCTCATCGAATTCTGCTATGCCCCCTGATAAGCCCCTTGCTCTATCTTCAAATACCTCAAGCCCACCGTCGATAAGGCTGCCGATTTCCAGCCAACCGTCTTTCCAGTCGGTAAACAGATCCATTATGCCACTGCCTATTTGCTGGATCAGTTGTGGGAATTTCAAATATAAAGCGAATACAGCCGCGCCAGCACCCATCGCACTACCTCCGGCTGCGCCGGCTATATCAGTTGCGCTACCGCCTTCGATTGCAGAGGTTGTACTGCGAAAGGTTGCCTGCCGTTGTGATTGTTCTTTTGCGGCTTTCTCTTCTGAGATTGCACGCATATTGAATTCGTGATTCCGTTCAAAGATGCTTAATATGTCTTCGGCTTCTTGCTTTTCAACGCCTCTTAGTTTCAGCAATCGCTCTACTTCTTGTTTTCTTTCTTCATAAAGTTTATTGGTCAACTCTTCTTTAGACATCATTTCTTCTAAAGCCGCATCCGATTCTTTGCGTAGATCGTTAACATCGTTGATTAAGTCTTTTTCCTTTTTAATCGACTCTTCGTGCTGTTTATCCAATACCGCTCGCTTGCTGGCCTGAGCATTCAACATGTTGTTAATTGGAATGATCTGTTTTTTGGCGTCGCGTTCTTTTATAGAGGCATTCTGGTTGCCTTGGAACGATCCGGTTTTTAGAAAGTTGCTAAGGCCCTTAACGGAAATGCTTATGTTTTGGATCGCCTCGGTTATGGAAATGAGACCGAATAGTCGTGTGTTTACTACGGCCTCGGCAAAAGTTTTAAATGATTCAATCAGGCTGCGTATAGAGCCAGCCAACGTATCGACTTCGGCTACAGCGGCTCCACTGAATCCTTTATCTCGTAGCGCCTGCATTATGTTTGCTAGGTTTTCTGTCGGTGTTATGGCATCCTTAACATTTATCCCATACCGCTTGAGCGCATCGCCTGAGCCTTGGATTGCCTTGCCAACGGCACGAGCGGCGGTCTCTTGATCTATTCCCATGGCTGCTGAGATATCCAGTGTGGCTTGTGTGGCCTGCTTTAAAGATTCACCATAGACACCGAATGATGCAATAAGCCGAGCGATATCGAGTAAGGTGCTTTGATCTTGCGCATTCTGATCTGCCAAGGCTGTTGTAAATGCGACAATGTCGTCAACCACCGCCTGATTGGTTACTCCCAAGGCTTTATATTGAGCTGTTAAAAGTTTAGTGGATTTTTCTATTTCGGAAGTTTCACTGATACCAGTTCTTATCGTCTTATAGAAAGCGGCTATTGCGGCTGTTGGACCGACAATATTTTTCGCAAATGACACAAAGCTTTGACCTAGGCTTGCTGATGTGCGGGTAGCCTCTTCAGCAATTTTAGAACCCTTCTTAACCTCTTCGTTTAGGTTCTTAATAGAATTCTGAACACCGCCGATCTTCGTCGTCGCGTTGTTATCGATAACATTTATTGGTATTACGACCGCTTGCTCTGCCATTGCTTTGCCTTATTAGTCATTTCAAATTTATTTTGTGACCTGTTTTTAATCTTTGCATCCTCTTCTAAACAAATTAAAAGCTTCTCGAATGTTTCTTTTTGTTTTTTGACTCCGTATAGCTCGAACAGATATTGAACCCCTTGGTAGTCGAGACCTTCGGAAAGGGCAGTGGTCGTTCGGAGCAAGTTGAATATGCGCCATGCTTCATAATTGTTGGGTTCAAATTCATTTTGAAGATGGTAGAATTTGCACTGTTTGCAGTCTGGTATTGGTATCTTAAACTTTTCGAGATTCTCATCGCATTTGAAGCACTGGATATTGTGTTGGTTAAGTACATAAGCCGCCCACTCCTTTAGCTTTTTTTTTCAGCCTCGATTTGTATTTCCTCGAATGTCTGAATGTCTTTCATCTTCTCAAGTATCCAAACCTCGAATCCATCGGCGTGCTGAAGTAGCGCCATTTTGTTTTCGTGGCTGCATTCATAAATAACGGTTTTGTTGCCCTTATTGAACCTTTGCCCAACCTTTGGTAGCGACTTGCCGTTGACACCATCCCATTCCATAATGCTTTGCGCTATCTTGTTTAAGAATTTGTCGTTGTCGATCTCTTCGACTTTCTGATGGGTCTTACGGTCCCAAGAGGTAACTTTGGATGCTTCCAGCCAATCGCTAAGATCGCGCTTGTCGACCGCTCGGATCAAAAAGCGCATACCTTCACGCCATTCGACCCATGCTGATTTTTCTACTATCGCGTCGGTTATCTTTGCCATGTTTACTCCCTAGCCTTTCGGCAATTAGGCTTTCGCCGTGAGTGTTTCGCCTTGACCCTATGTCAAAGCGATACTGATTTCATCGTCGCCAGCACTCATGACAAACATAAGCCCGACGTTGAGTACCAAGATTCCATCCCTAAATTCTTGACCGATTTCGATAATCCGAACGACCGGTGCAGTGATTACAACTATGTTACCTGCGGTAGCGCCAAGCGTTAGACTGTAGTTTCCAGTCGTACCAGCATATAGGCGACCATAAAAGTCGAACGTACCGACCAAAGTTTCCTCGACTTTCATCGATCCAACTGGTCGTCGAGTCGGTATAAGCACGGATTTGATACCGTCCGACTCAGCAATTGACGGTCTTAAAGCCATGGAATTAGCAATATCTATTTCAACCGTTTCGACAATATGCGTCGTTAACGAGTGGAAGGTAAACAGGGTTGACAATACCGCTTGAGGGATTGTCGAGTTAAACGTTGTACCGGTAAGAATCGCCGTGTCGGTAATTGTCGGTTTTGCACCCCAAAAGGTGAATTCCAACAGGACAAATTCTCCGACGTTTGCCGAGAATCGCCATGTACCGCGCGCGCCTACGATTTGGTATCGCTTACCATCAACATAGAACGCAATCGTTCCCGATGGATCAGCGGTTGAAGCCGGTAAATAGGTTACCGAGGTTGCCGGTACGACTGTCTCAGCCATTTTGCAGAATTTGAGAAGCTTACCCCATTCGGGGGCGGTGCCTGCGGTTCCGCTGCCCTTAAGCTCGACCTTGAATGTCATGACCCCGTAGCGTTTACCAGTTACCGGGCTCATCTGAGACAGGGTCGGTCTAAACGGGTCGCGGTCGTGTATGTCGGTTACTTCGTCAAATGACGGCTCATAAACTAGAAACGCATCGGTATTAACCAGCGTTTCAGCCGTACCCTCGACGGTCTCTTGTTTGGCGGCCATTACCGCCCGTTGTGCTATTAAAGGCATTGTTATCCCCTCCCTCTAAAAACTATTCTTTGTGACCTTCTTTATCGCGTCTTTTAGGTTTTTCAGACTCTCTTTTTTCTTCTTTGATTTCATCTTGAGGCGGATTAATTTCGTTACCGTCTTTGTCGACGTACGTGGTTCCGCCTTTTCTACTAGTGATCGTAATCCCTTCCATATTCCCTCCCACATTAAAGCTGAGTGCTTACGTAAACGTCAACACGTTCGCGTATAATGGCTCTGATGCCGCTTGTCCAAACTGTTTGATCTTTGCCAATCTGCACCCCCCCAATTTCACTATAAGCTACTGATTCTGTCTGATATTGGCCGATTACCCCCAATGGCCAAGCTGATGCTTGAGATTCAAAAACGTTTTCAGCCGCGCGCAATATCGTCCACGCCTTCTTTTGCCCGGTCTCAGGATCAGGATTGCTTACCAATACCACCATGGCAATGTTGTGGAATAGATCCTTTTTACCGCTAGTGTAATCCCTTGGCGTTGCATCGATCGGTATCAAAATTATGCATGGGAAATTCTGAACCGATTGAATATCACGATCACCAACGTAAACAGTCACGACTTGATCGCTTACATGAAAACGCGGATCGTCAAATTTCTCGTCCTGCGCCGTTAGCCTGGTTGGCAGGTTGTCGTCCAATTGTGATTTCATCTCATCCATTACGTCCCTAATCATTTGTTACCTGAGACCCATTGACGCGCAAGCCCGACAATATCTTTCCGGTCTTGATTGGTTAAACTTAGAAAGCGACGTTGTTTTAAACGACCTTCGCCCAACTGATGCTTGGATGCATAAGGAACCCTAGTACCGAACAACATGCTTTGAGGTTGGGTATCGAAAACCATGTCAGGGCTGCTGATATTGGTAAGGCTGGTATAGAGCCGATCAGTCAAGCGCAATATGGTTTTGCCGGGGTAGTTCTTTTGTTTCCAAGCTGCATAGCGCACTGATAACGGCTCCCATTTCTGAGCCCGGCCACCTTCGCTTTTAAACTGTTCTTGCATGACCCCGGTAAGAAAGTTACGTATGGTTGCCCAAAATGGCCGCCAATCGTCGATTCTTTTCTTAGCCGAGCCAAGTAAAGCATCGAACTGAGTGTCGCCCTGTATCCCTATTGTTAGTCTAAAGAATGCCATTAGAGTATTGGGTCTCTCAATTTAAAGTCTGGATCGCCGTCGGTATCAGGGTTTGCCAAATCTGCATTTCCTTCCGGTGAATAGGTTGGATTCTCGCCACTTGCTAATTGAACAGAGCCCTCTTTTAATCCCAAAAACCAGGCATCTATATCGGCTCGCATCAGTTCAACCGCTGCGGCAATATCTCTGCCGGCACCGGCTGCAATCGCTATTTCAACGTCAACAGCCGTCATCCATTTGTTTATAGTGCGAGCACTGATTAAATCGAGCGCGTTGGTGAGTGGCACCGCGTACCCGCTCGCGCGCAAGGCATCATTCATTTTACTGAAATTATCCTTGATCAGTTTTTCAACGTCGGCCTCTGATGGTTTACTATCGGAGGTAAATTGCCGTTGAGGCAGAATATCTGCAACGTCGGCTAGCTCGCAATATCCATCAGTGCCTAAAGTAATCGCCATGCCGTCTACTCCTAAGAACTAAGGGGGCAGAGACAGCACAAGCCGCCGCTGCCCCCTCTTTACACCTAGCTCAACCAACTATTATGTGTTGGTCGTCTTAACAGCTAACTGCCAAAGACCCATGCCAGTGTTATAACGAGCCTTGGTTCCCCATAGGTATTCGTTATATTTGAACACGTGGTCTGCCTCGGGATTAGTCATACCGACTAAGTCAGGGGCTTCACGATCTTGGAATATGAATGGCTTAATCGGCCCGACTTTGTTGATTAAGTACCAGTCATTCGCGTCACCGCCAGTCAATGATGCAAGATATGGGCTAATAACGAGCTTGAATGCGCCTTTTAGAACGTTAGTTGTATTTGAAATTAAAGTTGCATTCTGCAACTCTTCAAACACACCAAACAATCCTTGTGGTGCTAAAACGATCAAATCTAGCTGAGTATTGAAATGCTCCCCGGTATCCGTTTTATAACCAAGTAGAGCGGCCCGTGCTGCACGGAAGTCCGCAGTTACTTGTGCGGTAGTTACGCCGGTTCCGGTAAGTAGATTGCTCTGAGTACCAGAATCACCCGTTGCATGAGTAGTTGCAAACATTGCAACACCGTCATAAGCAACACCGTTCGCAAGAATGGTCTGCATCAATAGTTTGTGTCTATGACGAAGCGCGGCGCTCGCCAAACCTTGGATGCGAGGCATGATAGTGCCAAGTTTACCATCATCCTCGAAAGTCTCACGCTTGATAGCGATCGTTGCTTCCCAAGATTTGTTAACCAAGCTGTAGTGTAGAACACGGAGTGCCTTATAAACTCGCTCCCCTAGAAACTCCCGCATTCCAGGAAAGTCACCCAACCAACTGTAATCTTCGGTATCAGCCGTACTTGGGACAACCGTTGCTAAGTCTTCCAGAGGGAAGCTACGCATATTTTCTGCGTAATACTCCTGGAATGCCGAGCGAAAAGTCGTAAGTGCTCCGGCGACATAATCTGATGTTACTATACGAGACATTGTTTACCCCTCCTTTAAGAAAGTTTAAAAATTCCAACCATCACGCAGGTGCCAGGTCAACCCAAATGACCGAAGCTGATTCAAACTGAACCACCCGACCAATCAAGAGATTGTTTGTCGCAGTTAGTGTTACCGTATCGTCTGCCGAAGCATAGATAAGCTCACCAACTGCTGATGCTGCAAAGCCCGATTGACCTGTAATACGGACAATGCCTTTACGACGAACTGTAATTTTGTCACCTGTAACGGTTAGTTTTTTCTCAGTGCAAATACCACCGAATTGATCGCCTGAAGAGGCAACAAATCCTAATGCCAGTCCGGTTGCAGATACTATGCTAACTATCTGCCCTTTATAAAACTGCGTAGCCGCAGTTGCGGCAAGATCGACGTAAACTCCGTCTCTTGCCTGAAAATCTCTGTCTGCTGAAAGTGCCATTTTTTAACCCTCCTTTAGGTCAAATAGTTATTGAATCTTATGAGCGTCTTTAGCTTTGATCGCAACAACCTTATTTGGGTCAATCCCCAATACTTTAGCAACATGCGCTTCGTGCTCGTTCAAAGCGACATGTTCATTACTACCGTTATCTACCCCATGCGATTTGAAATGTTCTAGTTTTGGAGCGCTAGCGTAGAATTTTTCAGTCGCTTCCAGACCCATCGTTTCACACATTGAGATAATCGAATCACGTTGAGCTGGTAATGCTTTCTTTTCGGTTAGGATCATCTTATCAGCAAAAGCAACCGCTTTGCCTTTCTTCAGATCAGCCGACAAAGTAGCATTACTTTTAGCAGCCTCTTCTAACTTGGCATTTAGATCCTTGCCGATCTTCATAGCTGCATCAAGCTCCGAGCATATACGCTTAACGGATTCGACAACCGTCTCGCCTTCCTTGGCTTCAGTAGCCTTGCGAATCTCAGACAACGTCAAGCTTTCCGATTTCTCGATAGCCTTGATCACGTCATCCTCGGTGGCATTATCTGCCAAACCGAAACGTTCTTTGATCTTTTCACTCAATTTCATAAGTTCCCCTCCATTGGTTTTGATTTTCCCTTTTAAAGGAATTTCGGTTAGCTCTACGGGCTTCATACCCTCTAAGAATGGCCGATTTGTTAGAGCAATTGCGAGAAGCATAGGCCCTACCAAATCCCCATTGCGCTTGTCTTGATACTGTTCAGTCCACTCGGGAGAGATGTAACGAAACTCACCATTAGCAATGTAGTCAACAGCGGCCGCCGTCCAATCTATCAATGCATGGAGACCATCTTTTTTTAATTGAAGATCCCTAACCCACCCAGCGGCTTTGCTAGACTCTGGATCGGCGGCCATTCCTGAACCATGGTTGTAGTCGACCATTATGTCACGGTCGGCAAAGGTCTCGAAATTTTGCACCAACTTACCGAGCATATCCTTGCTGATATTCATTTCTCCGTATATTGGGTGCGAGAATTTACCGGGTTTGAATACTTGAATCCAAGATTGGGCCGCACCTTCAAACTCATGGCGGAAAGTAAACGGGATAAGGTGACCGCGTTTCTTATCCGAGAATTGCGGGTTGCCTTCCTTCTTGACCCATTCGCCACTATCTAGCTTTTGGTAATTGGCCTCGACAACCCCCCATGCGGCAGCATTGCTACTACCCTCATCGAGACCAATTTCCGAAAGGTGATTAAGAACGTCTTTGACTATAAATTTTGCTTCGTTTGGTAGTTCAGAAAATTGCGCGGGTATCTGTTCAATACTTTCGTATTTGTCTTTAAACTGGATCGCTTTATTCGTCTGTTGCCGGCTCAAATGACCCCCCATGGTCTTCACAATGTGATCGCGCTTCACCTTCCGACCAATCGTCCTTTGGGTATCTGAACGATTGTAGATCGCTGCTACCGTCTCGCCTGAATCCTATAATCACATTCGGGCTTTTAGAGTTATCCCGCCTTAAGCGTTCAAAGCCACCCGGTGATTTAATTCTGCAAGCGTGTTCGTTCGGATAAGGCATACGCTACACTACACGTAACTTAGTTTCGATTAGCGTTTGACAAGTTGTCAATGATTATTTATTTGCATGCTCTACTGAACATCATTGATAAAACAAATATGAAGCCCATAGCCACAATGATCATGACCGCAAGTTTGTTGCTTTTGTCTTCGGGGCTTTGATTTGGTTCGTTTAATGACATGTTATCCTACCTGCTTAAAAAAATCCTTACGACATTGACCACAAAAGATCATCCGTGTCTTACGCCATTTTTTCATATATGCAGCATGGCACGATTTACAGTACCTTTGATTAGGTTTTCTTGCATTGCGGTGGCACTTGCTGAAAACTTTTTGACCATTTAAGCTATAAATCCTTAAAGTCATGGTTGGTTTCACTCACAAATAATAAAAATGTTTCACGGGAAACCTTAAGCCTCCGCAGGTGAAGTCGAGAATGTCGCTATATAGATACATCTACACCTTGGTCCCCCGTCACAAATCTGAGTAAGCGGCGGCATAAACTGATAGAATTCTGGCGATCCAACTATGTACTGAGTACCGGCCCTGTCTAGCTCCGCACATGGCGCGCAGGTGTTCTGATCGAGTGCGGCTGATAGCTGCATGTATTCTATCTCATCGCCTAATTGTTCAGACTCGTAAGCCCTGCCTTTACCGAATGCCTCTGGCACGGTAGCCCGTGCTGAAGTCTCGACAGACTTCGTGCTTAAATCTTCGAGTGCCGCCATGATTTCATCAATGTTAGCTGAACCCCTAGCAATGGCGGCGATTGTTAGGTCACGGGCAGTATTCTCAACCTGTTGCCATACGCGTTGGCCTAGACGAACCGACATAGCCTCAAGTATAGCCTCTGCGTTTTGTGGTGTTGCGATGCTTGTGTTGGTGTTGATCTTTTTAATCTTTGGTGGCTTTTTAAGTTCAGCGGCCTGCATATTCTCATTTGGCGGTGCCGCTCTATTCTGCCGCTTCTTTTCGTCCTGAATGGTTTGACGACCATAATCGTAAAGATCAGATAACACATCCTTAACCGCAAGCGCGGTGCGCTTCTCGTCTTCGTCGGATACGTTGATTTTCATAGCATCAGATGGTTGTTGGCTTTTTAAAGCAGCCATGATCTGTTGCCGTAGATCCTCAAGTGTCTGATCCTTTACTGTTTGCGTTATATTAACGATCTGAGAAATGGCACTATCCATAGTGCCTTCTATCGCTTTCCAGGTTACGTGCTTTTCGTTTTGCCTTATGGGCCGCTTCTGAAAAGTGGTGTAGTGATCAAACTCACTCGGCATTGATTGAAGATATCGGATGGTAACTGATTTTGGTTCGACGGCTTGCTGCCCTGGTTTAGGTTCCTGGTCTTGCTCGGGCTCGCCTTCGTTGTCATCTGCCGGCGGCGGTTCCGTGTCGTCGATTTCCTTTTCTTGTTTCTTAGGCATCTTGAATTTATCACGTACAAAATCCTCTGTTTCGTGGTCCGGCGTGATCGCCCCGGCTGAGAATACCTGATTAATGGCTTGAGCGTATTCCAGCAATGCGTCGGTAATAATACCACTCACCTTTAGCTTTGGATAACGCTTTTTGTCAAGGTTAGGATAGTTAGCTTCGAGTAGGTCTTTGATCCATTTGTTGTTGATGCAATCGGCTATGTAGTTAGCAAAGCCTTGCAGGTTCTTTAAAAATAGCCCGCTTAGGTTTTCGCTGAGACTCTTAGTCCCGGTATCAGTCATTCCAAGGTTTAAGAAGCCGGCCATAACGCTAACGGCAATCCGCTCATCCCGGTATTTGATCATCGGCAATAAATCGATATGCTTGGAATCACCTTGGTCAATGTATTCAAGCTCCCAACCGTTCGGCACGAACGCATAGGCTTGCTGATGAGCACGAAGGTTCTTAGCAAGGCTAACGGCATTGGCTTTATCATCCGGGCTATACTTTGGTGGCGCAGTTATCTTAGGTACGCCTACCGCATGACGCATGGCTTGCATAGCCTGATATTTCTCGAATTTTTCTTTTTGCACCCAAGGTTTGTAGGCCGGGCGCAGGATGCTTTGACCTTTCGGACTATCGGCTTCGGGGCGGTTGACAAAGAGTATGCTTTTCCATGCAGGGATTATGTAATCTCCCATAAACTCGCCACTGAATACGCGTTGCCGGTAGCCAGTGAGGTTTTCATTCTTGTCAAAAAACCACTCCCATATGGTGCTTTGAAGGCGGGGGGCTAGCTTGCAGACATAAAGCTTTCCAGTAGGATCATAGTCATAAATCTTTTCCACTAAGCTAAAGCCAAACTTAAGTGATCCTAATGCTATGCGCAGAATGGTTTGAAAGTCTTGCTCGGGGGCTTCAAAGATTGCCCAATTGACCCATTCAGTTATTTCAAGTTCCTCTGGTGTTGCATCATCCGGGGGGTGAATACACCAATCAGCGGTTATGATCGGCATCTCAAGCATGAGCAACGTGGCTGCAACTGTTGGATCGTTGCGACTCATCTTGTTAAAGAGATTGACACCCTCGACGCCTTGCAACTTAGGGTTATATTCATCAGCACCGATAAGGTTATCGTAACCTAGCTGAACCTCAAACCCGGTTACACCATAGGATTGTTTAGATGGTTGGGTCTTTGGTGCCTTGGGAATTTTTGCGTACTCTTGTGCTACGCGGGTTCCGTGGACTATAGATTTGCGAGGCATGATTAAAACCTACATAAGCGATTTACCCTTTGGCAAGGGAATTTTCGGTGTCATTCAATGTACTACCATTCACTTGAGCGAATTCTGCCACCTTCATTGGCATCTTTGAAGCTTGAGAATGTGTTTAGCTCCCCGGTTAGCGAACCCCATACGGCATAAGAAAACGCCGCTGCACCGTCTGGTAGGTGAAAGCCTCGCTTGATCTTAAAGCGTTGATCGCTAGTGTATTCATAGGGGATGGTTGAAAGCTGCGCCCTGATTTCTTCAAACTGCCCTAACTTGATTTCACCCGCTTTGATTTTATCGGCAATGGTAAACAATAGCTCGGTCTGCCAATTTTCATAATGCGTCTTGTCGATTACTGTAAGGCTATTGTCGATTGGTATTACTGTTGTGCTAGCCGGGATTATCTCATGCAACCTATCGGTAACCCCGCCACCTAAGCCACGGTCATCTGGACAAATAATGTCGACTTGGTACTTATCGCAATAGTCCTTAATGCGGCCAACCGTGTGCATAAGGTTCTTACCGCCATATCTCTCATAGGCTAGCAACTGGCCACCTTGAACAAGGCAAAAGGCAGTCTCGTCTTCTCCGAACCTTGCAACGTCAATACCGAGACACATAGGCCCATCATAAACTGGTTTAGTACCCATTGCCTCTTCGAGGTTGGAAATGCTAAAGATCCGATCCGTACCACCTGGAGCAAAATTGCCTAATACCTTTGCGATAAAGATTGGGCTATTCTCACCCCAACGCCGTTTCTTTTCTTCGATGGTTGCAGGGTCAACTAAGGGTGAATCGTATTCACTTGCATGTACAATTTTCCACATGCTGGATAGGCGAGTGTTGGCGTCATAGAATTCACCGACTGGATCTCCCGGCGTTGAACCCATAAACTTTTGCAGGTTCTTAGAGGTTGCAGCACCTTCGATTGCGTCAAAGTGTTCTTTACGGATCGCTTTCGCCTCTTCAAAGATAAGCATGATATGCCCGGCATGTAGACCTTCGATCAGGTTTGAGTTTTGCGGTGACATTGTGAAGCCTGCCCATTGCCGGCGAAAACCTTTCATGTAGTAATTTTGTTGTTCGGATCGATGAGCGATTGCTTGAAACTCTGGCGGCATGCGTAGCCACATTTTGTCTATTTCGGACCATAGATAGTTTTTTAATTGTGTCCAAGACGGACCCATGTAGATCACCCGACAAAATGGGCGGGTGAAAAAGAACCATAGGCTAGCGGCTGCAAGAGTGAATGATTTACCTACGCCATGGCCTGTTCGCATGCATACATTGTGGCCGTCGGCTAGGTGCCTGAAAGATTCTTTTTGTGGCTTCTCGTAAAGTTCTTTGATTCTTAAAACTTCGTTAGCGAATGCAAATGGGTCTTTATAAAAATTACTCTTCGCCCACTTCGCTAGCTTGTCCGGCTTCTGATACGTCGCCTTCGTTATTATCTGAGGATTCTTCGCCTTCTTTGGGCGCTTCGTTTCCAATGACATTCGATATGATCCTGTTATTATCAGGGTTAGACGCCACTGCCTGATTTATGATCAACTGTAACATATTCAGTGAATTGGTGTCAGGCTTTTCTACGTCACGGTTCCAGCGGTCTGGACTGCAATTGCGGAGCCAAAATATGCCGGCTCTATCGGAAGGCTGAAACTTTTTAACGATCTTATCTTTGACTATGTTGCCGGTGTCTTTGTCGAAAAAGGCGACTTCCTCTTCGTGAGACCAACCACATGCGTTTTGAAACATGGCGATTTCGACTAGCTCATTTGGTAGTTCGCGGGCTTCATTAATGGCTAGGCGTAAATCAGGGTGCTTGCCTTTCCATAGGCAAATTGTTTTTTCATTGATGCCAAGAAGTTCAGCTATCTCCGCTTGGGTTTTGCCTTGCTCGATTAAATTAACTATTGCATTACCAACTACTTCGTTAAATCGAGCTGGTCTACCCCGTTTTGCTATAGCCCCTGCCATAGCACCCATTGTATCACAATCCCTAATTTCTAGGGATATGTAATCCTTGGCTCAACGGAGTTAAGCCGCCTGGATGCAATATCTTAGTCTCAACGTCAACCCTAAACCCAAGATTGCCCATTAGGGCTCTTATTTCAGGTGTATTGCAATTACGGAAATTTACCGCGCCAAGCATCAAATCACCATTGGCACCGCCGATATTCCAATATGTATCTTCACCGTAGTAACCACAACTATCAACAGTCAAGGTACGCGCACTATGAACCGGTGGCATTCTGCCAGCAGGATTTAAAGCACCAACCCAACTAATATTATTATTCCACTGTCTAGGCACGCCTGGGTGAGCGCAACCGGTATTCTTGATATAGATATGACCATTAGCCGGGCCTTGAGATGGGACACCATTAATGCTGCCATAAAAATCATTTCCAGAATCATCGAACATAATACATTTCGATTGATCCATAGTAGCCCCGCCGTAATAGCGCGAATTTTCAATAAACACATTTGCGCTTGCACCTTGTATTACAGTACCGCCGCCGCCACGCCATGAGTTAGGACCGCCCCAATTGTTGAATGCGCTGTTTTTTATATGTATCAACGCATCTTTAACCCATCGGCATTCTGAAGGTCTTGCCGTAAATTTTAATCCTTCAGCACCAACACCATTTACTTTCAATCCTTCGACATAAGCCCCTTTTTTTGCAAACCCATGTCCATAACAAAAATGCTCATGAGATAATGGCATATTCACTTTCACACGCTTGAGAATCCAATCGCATTGATAACCAAAAATACCCCAAGTACCATGGGTATCAGTAGTACCTGATCCAGTCCCGTTATCGTTTACTTCCACGTCTTCAAGATAAGCTGTAAACTTTTCTTTAATTGGACCACTTGGGTTTGCAAGCCCCATATGCAAAGCTCTACCGCGTGCATAGTAGCTTCTGAAATTCATTGTCATGTTGGTAAATTTAACAATGCCATTATGCGGGCCGACAAAGATCATTTCATCAACGTTATGCTGATTTTGAACGCGTGTTACGCCAATTCCTTGCCCTTTGAATTCGACACCGTCGTAACCACTATCCAACCAGTTACGAGAATAGTATTTTTTTAAATTATGACCGTTCTGATCCCAATCGATATTAAAACCAGTCTGATCACCTTCCGGCAATTCGATTAGCTTTAAATTCGGTGGTTCCTCTTGTGAGGCTGCATGTAAATTAACAATTTCATGGTCACCAATTTGAATTACTTCAGGCTCCATAAATCCTCCTTTTATTTCCAATTAACGGATTCTAGACCAGACCTATGAACAACCACAAGTTCAGCAGAATTTGATTCGCCGACCCCATCTACTTTATCACAATTAAATACATTCGCTATGCTTGTATTGAAAACAAAGCAAGGCTTTCGCACTTCAAGACCAGTCTTTTGTTTAACGCCCCTAATTGCGGCGGCCTCTGGCGTTTCATCTATACCCAAAACGTCCCCCGGTAGCTCCAATAGATTGTCTGGAATCTCAGGGTGTTCGTTTATTAACACATAAAGATCCGTCGAATCTTTGAGAATACAAGATGATTTAAACATTCCGACGACTGGCTCGCCACATCCTTTTGGTATGCTCTCAATAACTACTCTATCGCCGCATCCCGCCGCTAGCAGAATGATAATAAGTAATATTCTCACTGAGTTATTTTGCCTTCGTAGTGAAAAAGTTCTGGATGCGACTTACAGTAATTATAAAATTGGTCAGGTGTCACGTTATAACCTTCCCACCAATTAGGCATCGGCACTTTGGCAACTGTCAAGATATGAAATGTTGCCTCGGTACAAAAGTAAGCTTGATCAATTTGATAAGAATTCCCCAACCAGGCTACCCTAAACATTTCCATAGGTTTTTTATTGGCTTTTGACAAAAACAGCCTTACCGGGTAGGCGATCCAATTTATTATCTTTTCAGTGAATGTCATCAAACCCATGTAAGCGATCCCGAGATAATCGTATAACTTACCGATCATTGTTTCAGCGTATTCCTTAGCTTCTTTTTCTACCGGATTCACAACAGTAAATATATGGCAAGGCGTTCCCATCAATCGCCAAGATAAAGGTATCTTCTCGAAAAAGATTTCGCTTGTTTGATAAACCATATCATCGAAGACAACAAAAGCATGCACGATTGGCGAAGACGTAAACCAAGAGATGATATACCACCCCGGCGGCCCTTTTCTGTTAACCTCGGTTATGTCGACGAATCCGATCTGCATTTCTCCCCCTCTTAAAAACTTAATTCCGGATGGCGATATTCATAGCATCTTTCACGTTGTGCTTCTCTACAAATTCGGCAACGGCAGCCATTACGATAGCGTGTAGCGCCGTGACCAACCCTTTGCTCAAGCGTCGTCTTTTTCCGGTGACACGAACGGCACAATACTTGACACTTTCGCAATTCGGTGGTGCGCTTAGTATTTGACAATGACCATATTCTTGCTGGATTATAGTTTTTCTTTTTCGGATCAACATGATCGACTTCGAGGCTTTTGGTGCTACCGCATGTTTTACAACGCGACCCTCTAGCTTCAATCCATTGGGCTCGGCGTTTTTGCATCCACGCGTTTTGATATATTTTCTTTTTCCCACCACTATAGCCCATGATCCAACTTCAATTGGTCAAGTTCCGCCTCTAGCTCTTTGATCTTTTCATGTTGCAGGCAAATCATTGACTCATGTTCTTCAATCAAAGTCACAATAATGCTTGGACAATTATAAAGAAAACTCCAATCATCCACATGGTCACCAAAACGCAGTTTCTTGAGATAATCAATTGCGGCTTTTTGTGTTTCAGTCATTTTGGTTTTTTACTCAGCCGGGTTTTGCGATCAGTGAGCGATCGATCCATTGCCTCTACCCAACGTCGGATTAGTTCTATTTGCCAATGAGCGGCCATACATAATTTTCTCAATTCCTTAATTTGAGCATTAAGTTTTTTCTTCGTCACCGATTACCTCCCTCATCTTCATTTGTACTACCCCACACACATTGGGACAAATATTGTGATGATGCGAACCACGTCCGACTAAACATTTTGGACAAAACCAAATCTCAACTGGCGCTGGTTGTTCTATATTATTCAATGCCGATTGTTCTAACTCTGTGATCTTCTCAAAAGCTTCAGAGAGTATAACATTGGCTCTCTGCTCACAAAGAATATTAAGCAGCCATTTATTACCATCGCTCCAATATGGTTTTTTCATTTTGTCCTCATTTTATTTGTCGCCGTCTCTCCGACGTGTCACGGTTCGGACTCGTCTCTGCTACCGTTGCATACATTACGTGGAGTCCTTACACGCCTTGCACTAGCCGCCTCATGCAAGAATACGGTTTTTTAACGACTATCTGCTCCATGGAGCGGTTCCGTCACACCCGGCCGCCAAATTTGTCGCCCCTCCCCGACTACCGAGACAAATGATTGCGAACATACATCGCCTTGCCCACAGCTTTGATGGCGGCCAGCATGAGATTATTCGACTATACTATTGCGCAATTCAAGCCGTCTTTTCTCATCCATGTAATTAGCACCCCGGGCATTCCATGCTTGCAAGGAGCACAACGGGTAGCCGCCAACTTTAATAAGGTTTCGGTTTTGGTTTCGTCTTTGGTTTCTTCTTTGGCATTTTGCCTCCTCTCTTTAGTATTCATCCGAATCATGGAAACAATAGGCCCTGAGTATATAACGGGCCTTTTCAAAACTGAGAGATAATTTCGAGCGCTCTATCATTTCCAAATTTCTCAATGCCACTAATTCGTCCAACAGCTTAAAGTATTTCGACACCTCTTCTAAACATTTAAATGCTGCGGCTACTTCCCTCAATGGTGGTTGCTTATTAGGTTGAGGATTAGCTGAGCGCACCACCCTCACGCCCATATGTCAAAGCCTTGTTTTCTGTTTTTCTTGCTGGTGTAATTTTTTCTCCGATCCGCACCACGATAACGTGTTTTGGGATTAATTTTTAATTCAAGTTCGCTCAGATGCTTCTGAAATTCATTTCTCTCGATAAGCAATAGATCGATTTTATCGGATAGGTTATCCAAAGATTTTTGCAGGTTCAGCACCGCCGAGCTGTCGGTCATTATCGCAAAGCCCTCCGTGCCGCATCCTCAATGTCCGATATGTGGCCTCTCAGAGTATCGACTTCGGTTTCAAGGTCTTTGATTCTGACATGCAGTTCTTTTTTCTCTTCGAGCATGTCGTCGATTTGGGCACCTAGGTCATTGATAGATTGTTGTAATTCTGCGTAACTATCACTCATGATTTAGGCCCCTTATCAGCGGGGTAATGCTTATTGCCATTACCGTCGTACCATGAGTTATCTTTTGGTTGTCCAAGAGTATTGGGAGTCGATGGTGCCGAATATGTCGATGGGCTTGATCTTTCAATTACAGTAGCGGGTCGGTTCCTTAATTCTTGTACCGTGGTTTTCAGGGCTTGTATTTCTTGGTAAAGACCCTGATAAGAAGCACTAGAGCCACCCGAAGACATACTTCTTGCCGATGCCACGTAGCCTTGTGTCCCAATAACTGAACGGCAAGTCACGAGTTGGGTTAAACTGGTAATGCCTGCCCCGCTCTCAGTCTTTGTCATATAAAACTTCCCCGTGCTTTCCATGCAGTCGTCATGCATGTTTTGCAGTGATTTCACATCTGTTGAGACCGTGACAACCCCATCTGCTGAATCTGTTTCGCACTCGCATCGTATCCTGGGATCAGATATGGCATTATAAAATGCATTCAGTTCCCCCTCTTCTATAAGTTCCATGGGGTAAATGGTCTTCTGTGCAAAAGCACTAGTCGAGAAAAGCATTAAGATTATTATATATTTCATGATTGACTCCTTTATGTTTATTTATGAGGTGCCGTATCGCCGCGATCTCTCACACGTCCTTTACTATCCACCCATGTTTGACTAGGATTACTTGTAGGTGTCCTGTTAATAGGAGTGCTTGGGGTATAGTTAGGGAATGATTGTGGAGTATAATTTGTCTGAGTATTTCTATTGTTCAGCATGCCCCGCAATTCATCTATCTGCTGAGCTAGATCATTAATTTGACCACTGTAATCTACTGAGACTCCAGTTCTAGATGATCCTACTGATATGGGCTTATTCAGATAGGATGATGTACCAATATTACTCTTACATGTAAGTAACTCCACAAGCCCTTCGACTTGACCATTGCTCTTTTTTGCCATATAGAAATTGCGCTCATGTTCCTTACACGCTTCACGCATCTCATCCATAGGGGCACTTTCTAAGCTTACTATAACCACCCCATCTTCTGAATTAGTAGCACATTCACAACGGATAAGTGGTTTGTCTATTGCATCCAAGAGAGGGTCTAGTTCGTCAGCACCTATTATTTCCGCTGGATAAATAGTCTTACTTTGTGCAAATGCAGTGTTTGTAAGAAGTATTAAGGCTATGATGATTTTCATTTTTGTACTCCTTTGTTGGTTTTGTTTATTGCTCTATTAAGTTTCTTAATTGGTTTAACGTTAATCACAACACTAGCAACTAACCCACACTGGCCACATTCAAGATCATACCAACCACTAGCTGGCACTGGTAGTTCTAAGGCCATGGCTCGATCGCATCCGCATGTCCATAGTAGTTCTTCTAAAGTTAAGTTCTTCACCTTATTTCCATAATATTTTCCCGCAGCGTTCGCATTCTTCTCTGAGAGCTGCGTATAAAATCATCATTTTATGTCCGAACAAAAAACAGATTAGTTTCTTCACGGATGCACTTCCTTCTCAATCGCTTTGTTACTGCAATTGACTGTTTCAGTGGCCGCAACTATCGCCGACTTACTTTTATCTATCCCCAATGTGCATTCAAGGGATTCTCGTAAACAGGCTCTATTTACTGTAGGCCCATCCGGTGTATTCACCGAACACAAGCCGTTCAAAGCGCCCATGATAATAATTATGTTTATATAGTTATTATCAAAATTGGCTTGCACCGGAGCCGCCTTCGGGGGTTCTTTTGGGGTTTCAGGATTCTCCGGTGCCTCTGTTTCTTCTTTGACCTCTGCCGGCTTATCCACTTGAGCGGCTCCTTGTTCGCAAGACGAGTAACCAGTACCTAAAATAGCTAGAGCTAGGATCAAAATATATTTCATGCTGGCCTCCTAATATCCCAAGGTTTTAAGTGTATTGAAAATATCTTTATTCACATACTCAGTTTTCAACACATCATCGTGAGGGATATTCTTAATCTTAATCCCATTGCCTTGCGTACTCGGTGTATCGAATGTGGTGCAGAGAAAAAAGAATCGAACCCCGCCTGGATGCAGCGTGCTGAATGCAACAGCGGGTGAGGGGAAAAGTTTTATCCCCATTTGTCTTTCAGTAACTTCTTGTAGTTTTAGCGATAGCTCATCATGTTCAATTTCTAGGTTATTAGTTGCATAGGTCGGCAAACTATAAACCTCTCTTGAGGTATCCGGTTGCGTTGCCCCAAGGTAGCTCAACTTCCCATCAGTCACAATGCAATATGCCTCAAGTTTACCTGTCGGGTTTGGATCGCCATTGCTATTCCCTCCGCCTCCGCAATTACAGCCGATAAGCAATAGTGTTAGTAGAATGTATTTCATGGTTGTGTTTCCTTTCTTTGTTGTTTTCATTGTGAAACTTCCCTACAAATAGCCTCGATTTCGATTCTCGTTTGGTAAGGAATCTTTGCTTGTTTGGCTAATTCTATTGTTTTTTCTAGGATCGCATTGATAGCAGCTTTAAAACCCTCATCGAATGCATTAGTGAATTGAGCATGTGCTTCTGGCTTGGTAATTTCTTTTGCGGGCCGGCCGGTAATATACCAAAGGGTGTTTAGCGCGCCACTCTCGTCGTCTCTTTTTTCACCACATTTTTCGATTAAATCCATTGCTGCCAATTCGCTAAACCTTGTAGCAATTGCGCCTGTTGCTGAATTCGGAGCGATACGTCGCCATGTTTGCAATTGAGTGCATGGCCCGTAATCACAAATATCCTCAAACACTTGCAGCCTGCGTTCGCTCAATAGCCCGCTGGCCTTCGCTTGTTCATAAGCTATTTTAGAAGTTTCAGTCATCGTATCTGCCATTGATTATTAGGATTCGCTTGCGCCCATTCTTTCAAACGCGCACACATTATGCCGATTTCACCTTGTATAGTTTCGCTCTTAGTCCCTAACTTCTCGATTGCATCCGTAAGCAAATTAATCGTTGCTTGACCGGGCTGTAAGCCTAGTTTGCTGAAATTAAAATATTCACACCAATGGGCTGGAATAAAAACGTGTTGGTCAGCAAGCTTGACCGTGATTAATTTAATCTCATCATTCGGCAAACGATTGTCATTGACCCATGATTTCGTTTCATAGTTTTGCAAATAGATCGCCCCGTTTCGCATAAAGGTGTCGCATTCTTTAAAGCCGAGCCACCGTTTAAGTACGCTATGGATAGCATCGCCCCTGGTCTGCCCGCGTCCTACAAAAGTTGTTTCGTCTTTAATCATAGCGATTGTTTCACCCTTTCCTTTTCTGTTAATCAATACATGTATTACTAAGCTGAGTTGATAACTGTTAACTCCGTCGCTCATTTCACCGCCATGAAAATCATAAACATAAGGAACCCGACTATCAGCAATAGGATTTTGCAAATCAATACCTCCTTTTGCAATTGGTTAACCCGTCGCACAAAGACATTATTGATCTCGTTTTGCTTCTGAGCAAACTTAGTCGTTGCATCGCCTAATGCCTGCAATGTATCAGCAAGGCTAGTTGTGTGACCGTCGGTAAGCACTGGTTTAAATTCAATGATCTTTGCCATTTTTCTTCACCGGCATGGGAGGTTTATCATAACTAAGGCTTGTGCTTATTTCAAAGCGAGCGATAGTTATACCGCGCGCCCTTAGAAAATTAGTCATCGATTGCATGGCCGTGCTGATTTTGCTTTCAATGAGTGTCTGCAAATCTTTGAGCGGCCTAGTCTGATCGCCATGGGGATTGTCCGTATATAACAAACCTTCCAAGGTAATCTCTGGCATAGCCACATACCGCAAAGCCACTAATGGTTTTTGTTTAAGCGGCTTTTCTTTTAAGTTTGCTTTTTGTTTCATTTTCCATTTCCTTTATCGGTATAGGTGTATTGTATTTTTCCATGTATGTTAGGCTTGCCCATCGCATAAACTGAGACATGGTGATATCGTGCTTCACACAATAATCAATTACCATTTTTTTAATCTCGGGATCGACTGCAAAATGTATCGAATTCTTAGCCATAATGCCCCTTATTGTTGAGCCGCCGTCTCATCGGATTTAATCAGCGGCACTTGTTTTGATTTAACCTTGTCGTCGAAAGTATCCTTGATGATTTGAATCCCCCTTTTCAATTCAACAGCTCCAAGGTTTTCAAGGGCGGTCTTTGAACTAGTCCCGAAAACGTTTTCCAGTGTTGCCACTCGAAGTTTCTTTGCGTCAGCACTAGTACCGTCCATATTGAATTTAATCAGGGTTGCTTGTAACTCTTCTAAAGCAATATCCCTTGCTTTCATCTTCTCAAAATATGAATTGTCGTTTGCTTCAAAAAGCCCGGTTGAATCCCTTGATTCGTCAAACCCGTGATGCGCACCAATGCTCAAACACTTTACTACCGGCAAAAATGTATCGAAAGTAGGCTCATCGAAATACTTGCCATCAATCAAATCCCAACGGTCTTTGCGGACCCAACAGCGATGAATATCCTTGAACGTTTTTGGATCTTCGAGCCGCTCCATTTCCAACAATAAATCAGACTCATAACCAAATTCACCTTCGGCTTTAAACTTAGTCCCGGTCGCCATAAGTTCTTTTTTGCCGGTCTCTTCGTTTAGTTCCCGTTCCCATTGATAACCCGCGCGCCCGAGCGCTAATACGTGCATCTTCGAGTTGATGAATAGATCGGTGAACTGCGCCCATTCGGTCTTGCAAGGTTGCAGTTTGCGAAGAAATTCCTTGGTGCCCGTCTTGACTCCGTAAGCTTTTAATAATTCATTCCATACATGGGTGACTGAATCGATGATAAACGCATTGTAGCCGCTATCTTCGGCTTCACGCATGGCCGCACACAAATCCTTAAAAGCCCTTGACTTTACAATTGAAAATTGAATGCCCTGTTGCTTGAAAAAATCGACTAAAAAGTCGCTTGACTTCTCGGTGTCCAGCATGGCGATTTTTGGTTTTTCGATCTTGGCGTATTTGACGACGCCAGCGGCAATCCTTGACGCGGTGAAGGTTTTGCCGGAACCCTGAAAGCCCATAATGCCGATCTTTAAAAAGCCCGTTTCATTCTCCGCTGGTCTAAGTAAACCCATTTGCCACGCTCCATTAAAAAGGTTTAAACCACCAATACATGCAATGTTACCTATTGTCAACCTTTGTGTTTCAATGTACTAAATCAATCAATTTCCTTTGTCAAGGCTTTTGGTTCTTTCAAAGTCATTTTACCTAAACACATAAAACAAGTCTCTTCGCCATAGCAGATAGTATCAATTTCATGATCGTCGCCGTCTTTTTTTATATATACTTCGACAACACGGCAATCGCCGCATTCGCTACACCATGCATCGGCTTTTTTGGTATCGTACTCGTAACTCATTTGCTACCTCATTTGACAAAATGTCTGACAAATTGGCAAATGCCATTTAAAAGCACCAAGAGCCCCAAGGTTGAATTATTATTTCTTGCCGCAGGTTTTCTCGTTTTAAAAATCCTATCGCGGGAAAAAAGAAGTGAGCGCTGTTTTTCATTGTCTTTAAAATGGTACGGCATCTTTGGTTTCCTTTTTCATTCTGATTGCTGTTTCAATCCTTTTCATGATCGAAGCTTTTATTTCTGGCGGCATAGAGTAACCGTATTTCTCAATAGCGATTATGCCTCTCGCATAAATCTCAGGATTTCTCAATAGCGATTATGCCTCTCGCATAAATCTCAGGATTATCATGCAGGTCTTGGTAGGTATTGGCATTAAGTAACTCAAAATCGATTCTACATTCACTTGTCCAAGGCGGTATCTTTTCAAACCTAGCGGCATTGGTGCAGTGACAACGAAAAGTAAAGGCAGATTGATCGCTTCGTTTGAATGCTGTTATCATCCCGTAGCCTTTACAAAACTCACATGACGTAGGATCTATGCCTGGTTTTTTTGGCCTACGCTGCTTAACATATCCAGCGAATTGACCAGGTGTTGGAAAACGTTCCATCTCATAAGCGGCTTGCTCCGAGGCTGCACGGATTGTTTCATAAAGTTCTTTTTTAAAAAAATAATATAGCCCTTCGATGCGCTCATCGATTTTTTGCGTAGGTAATGATTTAACCATAATCTTAACGGCACTCGCAAACTCTTCAATTGCCAGCATTTTTCACATCCCCTTCTTTAACGCGTTTTATAAGCCTTGATTCCCAATCATCCTCAACCCGATTTGACCCGGGGCGTCCGTTCATTGAGCTACCGCCTTTGTCCTGAGTCTTTGATAGCCATAGAGTTATAAAGCGTTCATAGCGTGTTTTTGTTTTTGTAGGATTTGCTTTAAGCCACGCAATCATCCTATTTAACTCAAGGTCAATGTCAACAGCGGGGTAGGCTTTTCTCCAAATTTCTCTGCTTGATTCTTGAATATTTAAAAAACAAAAACTTCTAGCATCGTATCCGATAGGCGAAGCCTTCGGTACGATGCAAGTCTTTTTACTCTCCTCTCCTATACTTTCCTTTCCTTTCCTTTCCTTTACAGCGCTGAGTGCTCCACTAGGGCTCGGCGAGTGCTCGGCGAGTACTCTAGGATCGCTTTCATAAGAGACTGATTCATATAACTTTTCTGAAATCCAATTAGCAATGAGAGGTTTGCTAGGTTTATCGATCCGTTGGTGTTTATGAAAATTTTTAATTAAGAGATATTTTCGATCATTGTACATAAAGAATACTACAAGAGCCCTCGGCGAGAGTTCGTCGAGTATAGGGCGAGCAATACAATCAATTGCCGGTTCTTGACAATATGGCAAAATTTTAGCCTTAAGCTCATGGTGTTCAAATTCGATCACGCCATAATCGTCACTGAAATTGAGCAGACCAGTGAAAACACGGTATGCCCTATCGGATAGCATGCCCGTTTTTGCATCGGCATAAATCTCAGGCTTGATTGTTCTTATTCGCCCCATAATACCTCCTAAAAGCAAAACGGGGATGAGAGAGATCGCCCCCACCCCCGTTGCTCGCGGTGTATGAGACTAACGGCGAAGTTAGAAAGAACACCGCAAATTTAAATATTTTTGATTGTTCGCCGTTTCTCATTCTGCTTTTTTACTCTCACTAATTTAGGTGTCAACTATTTTTATTCATCCTCTCGTTTTCAATTGCCGCATCAGCGATCTTTTTATAGATCGCAACCATTTGTTCGCGGCTCGCTTTTGCGAATGGATATGTTGGCGTCCACTCAACCCCGAAAAAATATCCTAGACAAAACATGACGATTCCAAAAACTCCCGAGATAATTATTATTTCCATGGTCCCCCCTTTGTTATTCGCACCAAACGTTTAAGTAAAAATAGACCGGTGTATAATTCACGGCTTCTTTGATATCGCTCGGAGTCGCAATGCGACCAAAGTGATCGTAAATATAAACTCTCACTGCATCTAATGCTAATGATGCCCCGACACTGACACCCAAACGACCAAGCATATCATTTGGCGTAGCGGTCACGGAAAAGATTTGCTCACAAGCTTTGGTGTATTTAATTTCGATGTACTCAGCGGTTTGACTGATGGATTTAAGACCGAGCGCTTTGTGATCTTGATCTTCGAGAATTTTCCAATCCCCTGTTTGAGTCGCACTAATTATCCCCATGCGATCCTCGCGTTGAGGTGGCGTCGGGGTTTTGTCGACTACATTGCTGGCCGCGCTTTTCCCGCAAGCACAAAGCAAGAAGGCTAAAAATAATATTGGTTGATGCTTCATGTTGATTTTCCTTTCTTAGTTTAAACCCATATATTCTTTTATCATGATCGGTTTATAGCCCAAGTTTTTGATCGCCTTATAAGCCAAGTAAGGCGTTCTAGCTTTTTGATAAATCATAAACACTGCACCGGGGGCTGTTTTATCCAAATATCTCACTTCATATTTTTTCATTGGCTACCTCTTTAGTATTGCAAATCCATTCGGTGTGATCGGCGTTACCGATCTTCAGGCTGATTAATTCGCATCTGTCGATATCGAGCGTTTCAGTTTCGTCGCCACAACCAATCAAAAATATTGCGGTCAATAATACGATTAGGTATCTCATTTTACTTCACCTCCGTAGCTTGGCAGACCACAATCTCGCCAGCATCTACCATGTCGTCCAAAAGCTCGATCATGTCCAGGATATCGTTGATTACAGTTTCCATTTATCACCTCGCCGTTAATTGTTGATATATATATAGTACAATGGATGTCAAAGGATGTCAAGCATAATAATATACACTAAAATAGTCAATGATAATGGATGCTTATATATGGCTCCAATGGCGGGCTAGAAAACCCCGGTAACGTGGCATTCCAGGGCTTTACAACGCGTGTGGCGTACGTTCGCCCGCCATAGAGCTAAGTGGAGGCAGTAACCGCTTGCTTAAGGGTGAAGCGTGCGTCAACTGCTATAAATTCGTCGAGGCTCGAAAGCTTAACTTTAACGTCATACGTATATTCCTTGTCGAGCACAACGCTTGCAAAATGAGTGGTTAAAATCTTAATGTCCAATTCGCCTTTATTGGTTACTTGATTGGCAAGTGTTATCCCGCTACCGACTGTTAACTGTAACACGCCGGGGTCTGCATCGGTTCGCCTTTCCTTAACCGTAAACCAAACCGAGGCACCGGTTAGATCAACCAGCGCCTCTGTCTTATCCCTTATGGTGCAGTGGATATTGTATTGCTCGCCTTTGCGTACTGTTAAATTATTGTCCGACATTATAACCCCCAATACGGCCAATCATAAGTTAGATTCTTAGCGTAAGCCGCGCCACACATTTGTAAATTGGACCGGCCCGACGGCGCTTCGGTATATTCTCTCATCCCAAAACGTATGCCATTAGCAGGATTGATTCCACCTAATGCGCTCAAAGCCGATCCGAAAACTAAACTGCCGGCAACGCTTACACTATCCACAAAGCACGTCGGCAAAGTTAAACTCCGATCAAATTTGAGTTTAACATGGTGCCAAAGATTATCATTGAACAATGTAGTTCCGGTCAATACAAATTTAGTTTCATGGAATGCTAAGGCATCGTCGAATATCAGAACCACTATGGAAACGGGCGCGAACGGCCCAACGGTTGAGACAAATATTTCAATGCCTGCTTTAAACGGGGAAGCCGCGTCACGTATATCGTAATCGAAAAATGAATAAAACGTATCAAGTTGCGGTGAAACGCTTTTCATCCCAAAGTAAAGTTGAAAGTTCGAGGTTCCAGGCTTCATTGAAATGTTTACGGGGCCGCTTGAATTACCGCCACCGTCTGTCCCCGGTGCTGTATGGTGTGAAAAAAAGCTTGCCGTATTATTCCAGTAAACGGCTTTCATATCGGTATTGGGCGGACCGGGTTGGCCGTAGCTTATGTTGCTTGAGCCAATTTTGCCGGCCTTGTAGGTATCGCCAAGAATCTCACTTATGTAATCGCCGCATGATGCTTTGCCCCAATGCCAAACTTCAGTAGCTCCCGTTAATGGCGGATAGTAGGATGGGACAATTTCACAATGATCAATCTTGCCGCTCAATCCGGGGCCGCTCGCTTGACCGCGCAAGCTTGGTTGATTCATTAAACCGCTCAGTTGATTTATTGCTGCGACGCCTTTGAGATTTGGTTGGTTAATCGTGCCTAGAATATTTGGCTGCACCATTAATCCACTTATTGGGTGCTGGACAAAAGTGCTACTACCTCCACCCGCTGTTGAACCACCATAGCCACGCGTAACTACAGTCATGCTGCATGACTCCGTTTGGCCGGCACTGTTGCAGAGGTAGTTATAGCTCCGCCAGTTTTATCCGTTACGCTTGCAGTGAGTAAGGGCGTGGTCGTATCATCGTCATAGATTATCAGGTTGCCGCTAGACCCGTCGGCGAGTTCAAAGCGATTGAGAAGTGCGGCTTTGATTCTTTTCATCATTAAGCCAAAGCTATTGGCGGACACAAAGCTTGCAGTGAGTGCATTCCATACTGCTGATGCGATACTTGTGGAAGTTAATGCATCGTCAAAATATACGTCGTCGAAGCTTTCCAAATCACTCACACCGTCGTTGTATTTAAAAATAAACTGATACTCGCCTTGAGCCGCAACGGGTGTCGCACTATTCCAAAGAAAACGATATATGCCTTTCATGTCGGTATCAGTTCCGTTTAGATCAGTAAGGGTTTGAAACTTTGTCGTCCAGCCTGCTGCTTTAAAAGTATTGTCATTAAAATCTAAGAACTGATTGTTGAGTTTGTTGCGTACCGCTGCTGTTACTGTTGCACCGATAATCGGCACGGCATTACGCATTAGCTCAAGTTCGATGCTTACGTTGGTATCGCCGACTTCAAAGTAAAGCATAGCTGCATCCGTTACGTTTGAGGTGGAACCAGTTCGATAAAGCTACCAGGATCAATCGGATCAAATCTTATATCATTAATTGTGCTTGCAACTACTGAACCACCGGAAATGTTATTGTAAAAATTAACTACTTGACTTCTATTGAAGGTAAAAAATTCAATGGTCTTAAGAAAATTAGTCAGTATAGGCCGCAGCGTTACTCTCACAGTTGGTTGAGGCAAGGCCAATGCATTGTATTCGATTAGTTCTATATCACTATCAAGGACAGTATGCCCCGCTGAAATAGTGAGTTGAGCCGAGATCACCGATAATGGAAGTCTAAAAGTTTGGTTCTGAGCCACGACTATTCACCAAAACATTCGTTTATAAATTGTGCTAACTGAAGGGCCTCATCTTTAGACCAGCACCGGCCGATTTGTTCGATATGCAATACCGGATCACCATTTTTCATTGAGATAATATTATTATCTATTGGAGTAATAATAAGGTCGGCGTCTAAAATTTTTATTGAAGCCGATAAACGATATCCGTGGCCAAGTTTATCCCGGGTGGAAATAATGAGTGCTGGCAATTGATCCTTTGCCTTGGCGATCTCTTGAACCTCCTTAATGATTTGCAGATTGGTTTTCATTGAACACCTCCAAAAGTTTAGGGTTAGCATAGCAACATTGCTTAATTTTTTCAGCACTTAATTTGCCAGCGGCGATGATCTTCATAATGGGCGCAGTTTTAATTTCATCTGTCTGATAGTTGCACCAATTGTCGCGCCAAATATTATGAATTTGGCATTTGAAATCATTGGCAAGATTTTGGCAGCGCAACCCGGCCTTGGTATAGCAACATTTGGCTTTGCAGATTTCAATGCAATATCGATCATTGAGAGTCAAGGACATAAGCAAATCTTTTGCCTCCTGTTATACTGTAAGCTGTTTCACTTAACCCATAAAGTATAGTATTAAAACTCCGGATCTGTGTCCCAATTTTCTGATCGTATTTTTTTATCGTTCCCTGTACGCTATCAGCACCAGTTAATATCCAAAGCCATCTACTATCATAATGTAAATCCCTGGAATTAGACGGGGCCGTAAAACTGCCATCAACCAAAGCCCAACTTTTTTTGCGGTCATATTTTTCAACATTGCCGCTGGTATTATTTATCGTCCAGCAATAACGATAATTGCCAGTCAAGCCTCGGAAAGAACCACTAATAGTCAATGTGTCTACGATCCTTCCAGTTTTCATATCAATTTTATGCACTGTCCCGGCCGCGCTTAATTTCCATAGATACCGACCGCGCCCCCACATTCCCTCTGGGTTGCCAGTCACACTGAAAGTTTTTATTGTTCTTGGTACATTGAATCTACCATCCATTTTAGTGATTGTGGCAGTAGTTAAATTACTAATATAGAACCAACGATTAGTTAAATGAAGGCAACAACTTCTTTGGTCTGCTAGTAAACTACGACGTGGCCCAATCTGCCTTCTTTTTTTAAGATCATATTTTGTAAAATATAAATCTGGTTGAGCGACTATACCCATTAATCAATCACTCCGAGAATTGCATTGGCACATGTTATGGTATTCGTCGCATCTGTCCCGGTAGCCGTTGCCTTGACTCTGATATAACGTGCTGGGATATCGAATCTTAAACATTCCGCCCATGTACCGTAAACGCCGATACTTGCGTCGTCCATGGAGTAGTCCGTCCACGGATCTTCGGGAAAGTCGAAATAAATTGAATCGTCTGCACTGTATTGCAGCACGTAGGTTATATCGGTTGGCGTGTTAGCTTTAGTAGTATGATGTCCAAAAAAACCACGGCGAAATTTGAAACAATCCAACGATGCGCTTGTTGCCGTCGTGGTGACGTTATTATAAGTCGTGTTAATCGCCGTGAGGATTAATGTAGTGCGACGGGTGCCAGTGAGTAGATTTTGCTGATCGTCTATATTAAGCGACCCAATATCACCGTCCTCAACTGTATTCGGTGTGGCTCTATAGACACCGCCAACTTGTACTGGATTGCCTGCTGCGGCCGCATCGTTTGCGGCTGGCCCTTGCACGAAAGTTCCGCCGGCGGCATTGCCTCTTTGAGCGTCATATGTGGCACCGTTAAACACATAGTTTGCTGAGATAACGGCAAGCCCCTGCAAATTAGCAGCGGTCAATGCGTCCGCATTAGGTTGCCTTACAACGGCACGCGTACCCCTTGTAGTCGCATCCTCAAGGGAAATAATTTGTGATCGCTTTAAATCAATGCGCGCTGCGGCTGCATCATTTTCACTAAGAACTGTACCCGCCACCTCATCAAAAATGAAGCCACCCATAAAAAGCTTAGAAGTGCCGTCCGTAAATCCAAGATTGTCTGTTAATGTTTGATTATCGGCAACAGTGAAAGTTCCAGTCCCTGCGTTTGCTGTAACTGTCCACGAACCGCCTTGATTAGCTGTAACAGTTCCACTGATTGGCACCGGGGTCGCACGTAATTGAGTGTCGGTTAAAGGGCCGGTAACCGCTACGGAACCCGAGACGGAGACTGTCCAGGCCCCTCCTTGGTTAGCGGTTACCGTGCCACTAATCGGAACCGGCGTTGCTCTTAATTGAGTATCAGTGAGTGGACCTGTTACTGCGACAGATCCAGATACTGAAACGGTCCACGCACCTCCCTGGTTTGCAGTAACAGTGCCGCTTATTGGGACTGGTGTCGCCCTAAGTTGCGTATCAGTCAATGGTCCGCTAACAGGCACTGCAACAGCGGAGGCGTCACCGGTAATGACAACGCGCCTTGACCCGTCGACAAGCGCATATTGAGGCGTTCCGCCTGAGTTTGAAAACGCTTGAATTATATTTATGAACGCCACTTGTTACCTACTCAACTAAGGATTCAACTAATTCTTTTATTTTTTCTTGATGCGGTACGCATCCATCCCATTCGCGCACAAGCAAAATAGTTTCGCTATCTCGGGTCACTGGCACTTGAATCTGATAGAAGCTGAACAATGTTTTTGATGAATCGTCATCAAGGATAACCCCGGATCGACGAAGTGCATCAATTGCATACTTACATCCGCCAAGTAAATTATCGCTATCAACTTTCTTAGCGTCTTTATTATTGAATGTCCTGATGATCATAACCTCGGCCGGGCAAAGAGGTTGCTTGCTATAGCCTCGATTCGCAATGCCGACAAGATGCTGGTTACCAATTTGCTTGATGAGCCGGTTAATGATGTGCGTGTGGCCATACTGCATGTATCGATCACGCAGCATCTTGTTTAGCGTCGGTGTCGGGTCGATCCGATAAATTTGCCATTGCTTATCGGCAACTATTGCAAATGCCGGCTGCATCAGTTAGGCTTACTAACTGCCCGTCTTAAACCGATTGCTGTTATTCCGCCTAGAATCATAGCGATAGCCGAGCTATAATCCAACGCTTGCGCATGAGTCGGTTCCACGAAATGAATCACCAAACCCACAACGCCGGTAATCAAAGAACCAAAGCCCGCGATATAAGTAAGATATCCTTTTAGAAAATCCATTTTAATTACCTCCTTTTGAAAATTGAACTACGGCTGCGCCTACAGCGAAGCCAATAATAATGCCTACGATTAAATTACCTATGTTGCTTTCTACATCAACACCCCCTTTGATAATTTGTTGTGATCGCTTAAAACAATCATCCGCTTGTTTACAGCAAGCAATTCCTTTCGATAATTTCCCTGCCAGCACTTCACGTCCCTCTTGGTCGAAACACATAAGCGGATTATCGATTACGGTACTACCAGGCTCGACCATAAAACCATTGGGGTTAGCAATAGCGTTAGAGTTCGTCCATAAGGTCGTTAATATAATCAAGCTGATCAGATAGTTTTTTATTTCGGACATCGTCCGCCCCTTTTATGGTTGCAAGTTCTATTTCATTTTTGTAAACCTTTTTTGCTTGTTCTAATAAATCTAGTTTTAATTTATCGCTTACTCTGATATGCTTTTTAATTACGTATTGTTGATAAATAGCGACTCCGATTAAGACTAGTATTGTTATATATGGCAGCATCAATCCCCCATCTAAGTTGAGACAATTATTTGATCAATATGCTTAACCCACATAGACCATAGACCAACGTGAATATGGCCCCGCTTCTCATAATAAATAATCTCACCTTTCCAGTGCAAGACTTCTTTTATCCAAAGAAAGACTTTAAGCGGCGATTGATCTAAAGGCTTCAAATCAAGGGCTTCGCCATGTTTATGCTGAGTGTCGCCAATCGATTTGGCTCCATAAGGAATAACTCTTGCTTCATTTAATTCATCAGACACTAGACCACTGGTTACTTCTAAACGGCCGTTTGCGTCCCTTGCCGGCTGTGCGCATAAGTTTACAATCAGAAAAAGATTGTTGGCTTGCTCAATGGTTGGGATTATCTTTGCAGCTAGATCGGGCCTAGTCTTAGATACAACACATTCACCCAATGTAAAATTTTTACTAAGCTGAATTTGTCGCCAGTCTGAAGATAGCTTGCGTTCCATTAATGCACCCCAAATACAATCATCAATAATTTCTTTACGGCTTCGACGTTTGTAACAACACCTCCTCCGGCAACAAGGATAATTGCAAATATCATCATTGCTTTTTGATATTTTGCTAAAGCATCTCTTATTTCTCGAAGAGTGTCTTTATACTCTTCAATGTCAACCTTAGCGCTTAAAGCCCGATCAATATTGTCCAAACGTTTAGTCATTTCCATTTGTGCAAACACATTCCTTTGCTGGCCGTCACCCATGCGGTGGTTAATGTCCCTAAGCTTTTGCTCATGTACCGCGCTCACCGTGACAATCTCCGTAAGTTTTTCAAAAATTTGATCAATTTTATTTTCGATCCTTTCATTATCCTGTACCATTCATCAGTCCCCCCAGAACTAATTTTACCTGATGTGTCCATAGGTTTGTCAAAAATACTTAAGTGTCATAGATTACCTCGACGTAAGCACTTACATCGTAATCGGCTCCCCCGGCCCCTGCTGTAACGTCTAAGAAAAAATTTATCGTATCCCCGGCAACGAATGTGTCCGTACCGCGCGCTTGAGTACCGGAAGTTTTAAATTCCGTGTTATTCGCATTCACTACCAATGATGATAAAGTAAAAACTGTAGAGCCGTTTTTTCTGATAGTCGGCGCGATTGTGGTTGATCCGACGAAAGCCGTGGTAAATATTTGTATCCCGGCACCAACAATAGAGCCTGGTCGAGTAACTACGTGGCCAAATGCTAAAGTAGTTGAATCATCGCTTATGCCTAGATACTTGTCCGTTGCCGATGCTGTAACTGAGCTGCCATATACTAAACATTCGCGCGAACCTTTTAATTCTTTTCCGATAGTTACGTCTTGAGCGAATAGAATATCGTTAGCGTTTGAGAATGGATCGCCTAAAATATCCTCTGCCAAATATCTAGTATTGTCTTTTAAATTATTGGCATCAGTGAATCCTAACAGATCACCAAACACAAAATCGACTAATTTGTTATAAGTAAATGGCATATATTAGGTATTAAGTACCACCTCAATATTTGCCAATACTCTTGCGGTTAAAGTACCAGCGGTTGTAACGTCTATGAAAAATTGTATTGTGTCGTTCGCCAAAAAGGTATCCACGTTCCTTGCTTGCGTAGTCGAAGTCTTAAATTCCGTATTATTGGCATTGATATTCAGTGACGAAAGGGATAACACATCAACACCATTAATACGGACTATGGGAGTAACTATGCGAGCGCTAGTGAAGGCAAGAGTGTAAGCCTGTATTGCAGCGCCAACGATTGAACCTCCACGCGGGGCCACATGATCGAATGCCAAATAATCATCCGTGGCTGGAATCCCGCCCCAAAAAGTAAAGGCAAAGCGTGATCCTTTTATTTCTTTGCTCAAGGTTACGTCTGATAAAGCCATATTTACGTTATTGCTATTATTGGCCGGATCGCCGAATAGGTCTTCGGCAAGATAACGATTGTTGTCATTAACCTTTTTGAATGATTGGTGACCGTAAAAATTCCCGAATAAGTAGTCGCCTATTTTTGTATAGTTAAATGCCATAACACCTCAAGTGTTGTAGACGATATCGATAGCAGCGGCTAACTCAAATAATGCCGAGCCCGCTGGTTGAAAATCCAAAAATAAGCTAATTACATCATTGGCTACAAAATTATTCACTCCCCTCGCTTGAGTAAAAATAGATTTATATTGAGTAAGTACGATATCCAAACTTATCAGTGGCAAAGAAATAATATTCGATCCGTTTATCCTAACCCTTGGGACCACTTTGGCAGCAGTTGTAAAAAACGTTAGATTCATTAAAAGACTGATTCCGACAACCGAACCAGCACGGTTAGCTATATGGCCCAAAGCGTGTGTAGTTGAGAGTAGATTAAACACACCAACGTAAGTATCGCCACCTGAACTATCGATATCGCCAAAATAATTTAGGATCAGCCGGTCGCCTTTAATCTCATTAGTGCCCGATACATTAACGTCACCCGATGCAAAATTGACTGCGTTCCCATTTGAAGACGGATCACCCATTATATCTTCGGCGAGATACCTGGTTGAATTCTTGATTGCATTGGCCGATTGAAAACCAAATAGATCGTCAAGAAGATAATCAGGCAGTTTTGAATATGTGAAAGCCATTAGAGTAACACCGGCATATCATCGCCATTGCTAAATTCGCCAGTGGTCTCGTCGCCAAGGTAGCCATATATTTTCTGGTCTGAACTTGCAGTTAACCATGAAGGTAGAATGTCATAAGTAATGCTACTCTCTGTAGTCCAGACTGTATTTGCAACGTCAACTGTAGTCGCAGTAACCGCAGTAATTTTGTTGTGGCTTATGTTTAATCCGGTCTTAAGCCTAATAATATCATTTACGACAACGCCGGCGGTGATCAAAGATCCAGGCCCGCCGGTAATTGTAATGGTGTTATCAGTATTGACAACGCCGGCAGTACCGCTACTCGCGCGCACGCGTGATGATTCGTCGTCAAGGAAAAACCCGTCATCAGTTAATGCCTCCACATCGATAGCTCTTATATCGATTTCACCATTCATTGGATTAATGACATGCTCGATAACCTCAACGTTTTGATCGTCGATAGCTACCCCGGCCGGGCCGTTCGCATGGGTAATGCCGATTTGATCAGCTAGATCGACTAGCGCGCCCTGCAAGCCGGTTCTGAAGCGATAATGCGGCACTGGTTGTTTAAATTGGAATATAAGCCGTTGAGCTACATCAGATGCAGAATCGCTATCAGCCCAATTCGCTTGCAACACGAAAAGCTTTTCTTCAAACCGAGCGATTGACTCAGCGTCGTCAAAAAACTCCGATTTAAAGAAACTCTTTTTTGCTTGATGAAAGTGAGAAAGGTAGTTACACTTATTGATTATTTGCGTGTCTTGAGCTCCTTCGATATTGCTATCATGATCAATTGCAAATGAGCCTGCAAATATATCTCTTGCTTCATCGAATTTCTTAACTGTCTGGCCAAGCGGAGCCGGTGCAAAAATACTAGCACCAACGTTACCATCTTTGGTTATGAACATTCTGATATTAAATGATCGGCATAAATCTTGTAATAATTCAGCCGAGGTTCTTTTGTCGGTGTATCCGCCAATTACCGTATAGATTCTGGCGTCTGCTATGTCGGTTGATGTATTAAATGAAGTGGAATCGATTAGCGGATTACCAAGATAGTTCGACAAAATATCATTAAGAACGTCAATAGGATTAGTCATAACCGTTCCATCAGCATTCATACGACCCTGTACGTTAACGGTAACTAAACCGAGACTGCCACCGTCGAGCACATTCGTGCTGAATTGGGCATCAGTAAATTCGATGTATGCCATTTCGCTACCGTTAATAATACCACTCGTTACCGGCGTATAGTGAGTAACTGCCGTCAACAGAGATGATCCAGTGCTTTTGGTAACATATACTTGATCTATTGATTTCACTGCATGGCGAGCAATTAAGAATTTTTTCGTCCCAATTCCATTGTTAATATAAAGAGTAGGAAAGGCCCCCCGGTCGCGGTTGTCATCAGAATTAGTAACCGAATGCGTCCCGTAACATAATGGCAAAGGCAACCCTCGATGCCCAGCGTAAGAATTTGGAAAATCAGTTTCATTTAGATCCCCAACTAAAGGAAATTCTGGAATATCAAAAAGCTTATCTTTGAGCGTGATTTGCAAAGTAAAACCACTTATGGCATAATTATCGATTATGCCTCGGCTTATTTCTTGAAAAGTACCAAGCGTCATATTCTCCGAACCTATCTTTATTGAAACACTCGAACCTTTAAGATTGGCCGTTTTAAGTGAGTAGATTTGATCCGTATCTGATAAAACGATTTCGACGGTTGACGATTGGAATATCCCGGTTGTTTTCTGCAATACTCGTCGTACTGCACCAACATTGATCATCTTGCCGTCGTATAACGCTTGAACATAGCGAGCGGTGCCATTACTGATATATAATTTTTCACCGTCCGGCTCTAAAGTTATTTCAATTAGAGTAATTATGCCGACTTGGAATTTGCTGAAGTCATTGAATAGAGTATGGCCGCCGCCATAAGTATAAAAACCGTAAGTGGCCAAACCGTATGGCCGACTTCCCATTTATTTATACTCCAATAATTGTTCTTGCCACCTTAGCAATCTAAATACAGCGGTATCAGAGGCGCTTGTAACACGCATCCAAATGGTCTTTGGAGTGATGATCGGTATGCGTGGTTGTATTATATCGGCATTTGTAACCGTGGTGCTGCCGGCATTGCAAAAGTTTAATTCATTTGCGGCTGCCGAAGTGGAGCTGAAAAACATATCGTCGCCGGCGGCAAGAATGGCGGTAAATAATCCTCGTCCCCATACCTCTTTGGCTTTGCTCGAACAAATCAAAGTTTTTGAAGTGAGGGTTGTATCGCTACTAGTTACATCTAAACCAGCCTCACTGGTTAGAGTTGAATAAATGCCATTGAAATAATTGAATACTGCAACTGCCGAGGATGCAATGGTATTGAATGAGCCGAGCCATGACCAGCTAGAAAATCCACTTGGTCCAGTATCAGGGTCGCTTACTGAGCAAACCACATCGAACGTAAAACCGCTAGTAGGCGGTATGGCGTAAAGATAATATGTTGTGTTGGCT